GCACCCGGGAAACGGCCGACGGCCGCTCGTCACTAGACGAAGACTTTTTCCCCGTGTAAGGGGGACCACCTCCTCGCAGAAGTTAACCTGCGTGATGCGGAGGACACACTTTCTTTCTCGCAAGAGACAGAAGGAACTCTCCTGTCGTCGACAGGAGTGCCTCCTCAGAGTCCGAAACATGCCTAGGCATGTCAAGGACACTAAAATCCTTGGCCAGCTGCATGTGAGTTAAGACCGTAGCGTAAGATCCAATGGATTTTACCCACGACTTAGCTTCATCAGCAGCCTTAGGAGAACGGTCCGGGACCAGCGATGAGAGACCGTCCATGGTTGGGAACCGTGGTATGGTCGCAGTGATCTCCAGAGCCTCCTGAATCTTATTCAGGACGCCTGGTGTATCCAGATCCCATTTCACAACGGAATCTTGGATATCCATCACTGCCATCTCGATAGAGTACGCTTTATCGACGATGTCGTTCACAGGTCCTGGCCGTGTTAACCGGTAAAGGTTTCCACCATTACCGATTGGGAGCTTGGCCAAAGTGCCAGCCTCCTTCATCTCCTTCATGCGCTTCCAGAGAACCTTAGTGTTCTGTCTGATTGAGCTAGGGACATACGTGTCCTTCCCTTCTAAAACCAGCCAGGGTTGGCTTGGTTTCCCGAAGGGATAGGCCGGACGATACTTCTGGTGAGTATTAACATACTGACCGTAGAAGTAGAATCCGAAGTAGTCCTGTAGCACAGGCCAGACAGCCTGACTATAGGTTTTCCAGCTAAGCTCCCCAGGGAGTTTCACTCCTCGGGGTAGTTTAGCCTGAGGGTCATCCCAATTCGGCACACTCGGTACGTTAGTAACCGGGTCTGTCCAAAGAGGGATCGCCCCTTGGTTAGCCATGCAGGACACCCAAAATGTCCATCGGTGCGCGGCAGTTCGGATGGACTCCATGTCCGCCCGAACCTTCCGTATGATCAGTTTGATCGTATGGAGTACCAGCAGGACTTCAACGTCCCGCAGGTACGCTCGCGTACCTTTGTCCAAGTTGGACTCATCTCCTCCAAGAGCCCGAACCTTATTCTCGAAAGAGAGTAAGTAGGGTATCACAGAGGACTCTCCTACTCCTAGGCGGTCTAATAGATTACCTAGAAGTGCGAAGGCACTGATGAGTGCGGCTTGGGCTACACGCCCCAATTTACCCACTTTAAACTCCGGAACTGCCCGTAGATAGTCTCTACGTCGTATCAAGAGTCTGAGTAGTCCACAACTAGTTAGCTTTCCATCCAGCCAGCCTCTGGTCACGGCACGAATTGCCATTTCCAGACGCTGAGACGAGGTCTTAATCCCAAGTTCCTCTTTGAGGGACATGGGGCTTAAGTTCGTCCCGCCCAGGTAAACCTGAGAGGCAAAGATGAAGCACTTTCCAGACAGTGTCTTACTGTGGGAAATTGGGATTTGTAGGGACTCGCACAACTGCAGGTAGCTTTGCGCTACTGCATCATCCCCGGTTACGTTGTCGTCGCCTAGAACCCTGTACTTTGTAAAGGTACGGGGGTCGCGCCCAACTCGCTGCGCTGCGAAAAGCACCAGTGCATGATGCACCAGTGCCATCGAAGGCCACGAGCTGAGCGTCCCCATGGGCTGGCCTCTGGCGTACTCGACTAGAGTACCCCGGAGTCTAGGTATTACTAGAGGAATAAAATCCTCCGACGCCTTCGGAACACGGAATGCTCGATCAGTGAGCAATGCCCTCCATAGCATTGCTGTTTTAGCTCCCCAGACTCCTTTAAAGAGCGTATAGTAAAGCTCGATTGGGATCATATCAGTCGCAGACTTTAGGTCGATACTCCAATGGAGTTTCACACCTTCAGTCTCTTTTGCATATGACTTGAGAGCCTGGTCTTGATTGAAGGTAGCGTCCGCCGGTAGGCAGGACAGTACCTCCATCATCCAGTCATGCACTGGCTTCATGAGTCTTTGGGTCCAGTAATCGACTATTGCAATAGTCCTTACTTTTCCCGCGGCCTCAGGAAGGAGTGCAAGTCTCCCAAGATCCGCCTGACGGCGGAAATCCCAATGCTTTACACGCAACCACTTAGCATCATTAGGCCCACTCGCCGAGTGAGCGACCTGAGTTAAGTGGAGAGTCTGTTGGAAGAGAGTTCGAGTTTTTATGTCCTTCACGTGATGGCACCATTCCATAACGTAGTTGCGCGGAGCGAGGCTCCAAGCAAGTGCGTCCATGGGAGCACCCAGTACTCCTACTGGGTGATTGGGTCCACCACGTTGAGGATAGAAGGGTTTGTCCCTCGGTCCGGCCGCCAGCTTCGGCTCCAGGATATTCTCCACTCCTGACTTCAGGGCGTACGATTGTACAACCTGAGGCCAGAAAACCTTAAGACAGAAAGTGCTGAATTCCTTCAGCACCTTCTCATCAAGAGGTGGACACTCGCCTGTCACGGATGACAGGTCTGAGTCCTGGTGGGGACCACTAAAGGCTGAGTAAGCCTTTAGCAGCGAGATCACCACCCTGGTGACCTTGATATTCCCGGAGGCGATAGCTCGTCTAAAATACAAAGGAAGTATTTTAGGCAAGCCTGACCGCGCCAAACCCACGGGCTCTCCCAGAAGGAAGGGATCGGTTGGTTTCGTACCAGACAGGTACTTTAGGACGAAGAACAGGCTGTTCTTCATCTTAGAGATAAGGGCAGCATGCCCTCGACCTGAGCTGATACGACCTAACCGAACCCCAAATTCGGCTAAAGCTTTAGCAAACGTTGGAGTGGGTTCCAACTGGCCCCCTGACCGCAAATTGAGGTCTTTACCCCAATGTACGGCCAGGGACAACAAGATTTTACTTGTTGGCGTGACCAGAGTCTCGTCATCAACTGCTTTTGACAGTCTACTAATAAACCATCCGAGAAAGGGTAGAGTGCCCTGAACTCGGTCTCTCTTTCGAGAGACTAAGCCCAGTTCCCTCTTTAAAGTGGGGGAATTAGGTTTAAGAATGGATGAGGTAGATGTTGCGGAAGCAGAGTTCGCCGGTCGCCGGGTGTCACCCGGACGGGCAAGAACAGCGAGTACGGAATCCTGACTAACGGATACCCTAACCTGTATCTTGTATTCCTTCTCCGTAAGGTAGAGAATACCTAGCGAGTCCATCGGGTCAACGACGGCATAATAGCCACCACCTACTTTGTTCCAATCTATATCGGGATAGAGTGGGTGGGTAGGGAGCTGTAGTAGGCTATTCGACGTGCTAAAAGCACGTGAAAACATGAGGGTAGCTAACCCAAGTGGAAGTAATGTGTTTATTAGCATATGTTAAATAGCGTTTCGGAGGCTCCTTCAGCTTTACCAACTGCCGGCGGCAGGAGGGACTGACAGGCCACCCCAGGAGGCACAATCTCCGGATTGTTTGCGGGATCTTCCCGTCTCAGTCTGGAGAATACCTCCTAACCGAAACAGCCGAGCCCACCACGGTTGCGCGAAGGTCCTTTTCGAAGGGCCACCCCTACGATTCCGTTCAGAGAACGCGCATGGTAGGGAGATTCCTCAGGGCGACATTTCGCCTTTCGAGGTCTCTTTCTCCAGTGACTGGCACGGGGTGCCAACGTTTTCGGAACGTCTCCGACTCCTCGACGAGGAGTTCGAGTCCACTTTCCCGGAAAGAGCTCCATCCACGTCCAATGGACGTACTCCACCCTTACTCAATCAGAGTAATGGGTCTTTGGCTCCAAACTGACAAAGTTTGGGTGCTGAAGAGGTTTGCCCAACGGCGGGGTGACGAGACCTCTGCCGGTATGATGGCCAGCTAGGGATCTAGGGCAACCGCCCTGGACACCGTTTATCGGTGGGACGCGGTAGGCAACTCCTTGAGTTTCCAACCTCAAGACTCCGAGCCTTCGGCTCTACTGCGCAGTTGGAGAACTTCCCATCAAGTTGTGAGTGTCACTCCAAACTCTCTGGGGGGAACCCAGGGTCGTCGACCCGGGGGACTGGCGTTCTCGGTACCAACCGAGAGGGCAGGTTCGATTCCTGCCCC